AACAGGTTTCTACCGGTGGTCGTTACTTCATGGGTACTCTCAACAACAGATGGAAAATCTATGTTGATCCGTTCCTCACCGGCAAAATCCTCATGGGTTACAACAACCCCTCACAGTGGGAAGAAACCGCTTATGTTTTCGCGCCTTACATCCTCTCTTATTTCTCACCGTGGTTCATTGACCCGAACACCATGAGAAAGACCAGAGCGATCCTGTCTCGCGCTGCTTACAAAGCTGTTATCACTGATCTTCTCGGTGTTGTGAGTGTTACTGCTTCCTAACGGTAGCTAATCAATAGGGGCCAGAAATGGCCCCTATTTTTACATTCCTATGAAAAAACTTATAAAAGTAAAATACACCGATAGTTACGAGAAAATAAGAAAGAACATACCTTTGCATGACTTTACACATGAATTTAAAAGGGATGTTTGGTTTGCTGTTCCTGTAAACATAGCAATTATATTGCTGAAAGACCAAAGATTTATTGCCGAAGATGATATTATATTTAGTCCTGCGATTTTTAATGCTGCTGGATTGAATATAGGTCTTAAAAGATTTGGTGCGTTCGGTGATTTAATACAGTTAATCCCTATTGTTAAACATCTTAAAAAGATCAGTACAAACAAATATACTCTCATAACTAATAAACAATATGTAAATGATATGAAAGAATTTGGGGTGTTTGATAACGTTCTTCCTACAGGAACGATTTATGCCGTTTTTGATAAAGTTATTTACTTGGATGGTGTTGCTGAAAAAGATCATAGTTTAACCAATCATCAACATTTAATGCACAGAGTTAATATATTTGAAGAATTTTTAAATATACATTTAACTGACTATGACTTTAGTGTTAATATAAATGAGCATCATAAAAAAGTTGTTGATGAGGTATTAAAAAATGCGTTTGTACTACAACAAAACCAACTGCACACAACTGATCTACAGCAACGGGACAGTTTACCCAACTGCGATAAATCCGAAGATGATTGTAGATTTGAGTGGTTTCAAGGATTATCAGAAGCAAGACTTTGATGAATTCAATCTTTCGTTACTTTATAATACGAAAAGAATAACAATACATCGAGAATATGCTCTTGGCGATCTAATACAATTAATAGCTGCTGCTAGACTAATTAAACAATATTATAATATCAGTGAAATCTACATAATTACAAATGATAGATTTGTAGAACATCTTAACTATTGTTTTCATGATATTAAATTTATGACTAGCGAATACTTGATTCATGGTTCAAGTGACTTTGGTTTTACATTCACAATAGATGGTATTTTAGAAAGAGATCATAGTATTCATAACAAAGAAAATGCCAAACATCGAATGGAAATACTTTTAAACTATTTCGGTATCACAGAATTTACAAAGGAAGAACTTGATTGGTCTTTACAGTTAAGGGGTGAAGTTGTCATGCCAGCTATTCCAAATGATAAAAAAATAATCGGCGTTCAAATGCGTGGTTCTGGGTGTATAAAAACATTACCCCGCCAAATGGTTAAAGACATGATAAATGAATTAGCCAAAGATCATTATGTAGCCCTGATAGATCAGGACAAAGATCAAGGTTTTGAAGGTAAAAACATCTTAAATCTGTGTGGTAAACTCCAACCACCACAAGTTATTGAGTTGTTAAGACGATGTAGTCTGTGTTTAACAATGGATTCTGGAGTTTTATGGATGGCACATGTTGCTAATTGTCCTACTCTGACATTCCTTGGTTCCACAAGAGAAGCGGAAAGAATATCGCTCCATCCACAGTACCCAGAGAAAGCAAAGGGTATTGATCTGACAAAATATGTTGGTTGTGAACCTTGTTTTGAAACGAGAGTCCGGTGTAAAGGTGCTATAAATTGCATGAACAAGGTGAACTATGATATGATAAAAGACGAATTACTTGAAAAAGTAAAACAAATTTTAGGAGAATAAACAAATGGCTAGACCTAAGAAGAATTTTAACCGTGATGTGAAACCAGCTATCAGTACCATTCCAACCATTGAAACAAGTGCAGAAATCCCTTTTTCTGATGAAGTTACTGGAAATTCTGGTCATGATGATGTCGCTGGTGTAACAATAGAACCAGAAGCAATCATCCCAGATTCAGAAGTCACAACTGAGATGAAACAGGAAGAACCGATTAACAAGCCAGAAACGGCTGTTGTGATTGATGAAATGTTCATGCCTAAGAAATCCTTCAAGGAACGAATGGAAGAGTGTTCTATCCACTTTGGACAGAAATACTTTGACGAAATGGTGAAAAAGGGCTGTGATTACAAAGCATTTGGTGACTGGCAAAAAGGTTATTGTGGTCTTCTCGACCGCGTGTTTGGTGTTCGTGGTAAAGAAGTTCTGGACGTTGGTTCAGCTTATGGGGCACTCGGTAATGGATTTAAACAGCTTGGTGCAAAGAAAGTAACCTGCGTAGACATCTCTAAACAGGTCATCGCGGCTAAACCGTTTGATGGTTTGACCTACGTTCTGGCTCCTGTCCAGTTGATGAAAGCTGTTGAATCCGGTTCTCAAGACCTGATTCATGCTTCTTACCTGATGAACAGCGTTGATGCTGAAGACCTCGATATAACATTCTTCGAACTGAAGCGTGTTCTCGCCGCCAAAGGTAAGGTGTTCATCATCATGAACTTTGGTAAAGACCAGAAGATATCAGACTTTGACACCAGACACAGCAAAGAAACTATCGTTAAAGCCGCTACAAAAGCTGGCTTCAAAGAAGTAACAGAGATCGTAAACCAGTTGCGAAGCGTTGATGATGGTCGTTATGAATTCATCAGCAATTACAATTGGGGTATTGTGTGCTTTGAATAACAATTAAATGGGGTGTGGCAAAAATGCCACACCCCATAATCTACGGAGGTATTAGCAATGGATAATAATTTAGTTACAGAACTTCTTTGTGATAGATATGGTATGACGGAAGAAAATACGCCATTGCTTACCGACATGACTCGTAGAGCAGTTAATTGTATATCTGAGATATTTCCGTTCATGGAAACTGGTTCTATCAGTACAGTAATAAATCAGACAAGATATACATTGAATCTTGCTGATGATGTTCTTATTAAAATAACATCTGTATTTTACAATACACCACCAACAAACAACGTATTCAATGATCCAGATATTCCTGTCGAAGGATTACCATATGGATCATCATTGTCACAACGGTTTACAGATGTTTTTGAACATGAAACAAGACGCCGGTTAAAACCGGTCGATGCACGTATTGTAAACACAAACCAGTTCGACTTAATACCAACACCACAAGACGTAAGGACTGTATACTATGAGTATGCCAGATATAGAACGATTGAAGAAATTCCTCAGATTCTTGAAGAAGAGTTGTTTTCTCTTATTTTGTTTTATAGTAATGATACCGTTTATCAGAAAAAACGAAAAGAAAGTAACGGTAGTGTGTTCGACTTTGATAGACGGGGAAATACGAAAGAGAAAACATCAGATGTTAAAACAGACGTTGAAGCTCGAAAGGTTGAGTTGGATTTGATCAAGGCCGACATTAAAAAGAAGGTGAATAGCCTTGGCTAGAAAACATGGGTTTTGGGATTTCAAGATTGATGGCGTAATGTTTGTAAACCAACTCATTTCATATTTGAAAGTCAAGGAAAAAGAAGCATTGAATGTTCTTAAAGGCGTTAATGCTGTAAATTTGAATAGAAAAATTAAACATGCAGTAACAATGGCTTCGATTCCACAAGACTTAGACATGACATCCTTTGTCAAAGATAAGCTAATTGGTGGTTTTAAGGTTCGTTTAACATCTAAAAGCCAAGATCATCAATATTATAACTTTGGTCATCCATATATTACTGGTCGTGGGGCAACAAAGAAGATCGTTAAATCAAGCAGACACAGGACAAATTCTATCACATATGCAGGTATGATGAGCGTTTTGAT